CTGCGTGCTTATGACTTTGTATCTCAAGAGATTAGAGCAGCAGAGGATCCTGAGTTCGAGACGTTCTATACAAAGAACATCCTATTGAATGAAGGTCTTCGTGCTTGGATGGCACCAGTGGATCAACCACATGAGAACTTCGTGTTCCCAGAAGAAGTGCTTCCGAGGGGCAACGCTCTCTAAACCACTTCCATAACCGTCACACCACCCCTTGACAGGGGTGGTTTTTTATTGTATAATACATACTGTAGTTGTTAAATCACGATGAAAATAGAATTATATTCATCTCCAGGTTGCAAATGGTGCAATAGAGCAAAGACACTCATGAAAATGGCTAATGTTGAATACACATTAAAAAATGTTGGGTATAATATTTCAGTTGATGAAGTAAGAGAAATGTTTCCCGAACAGGTTGGGTATCCAATCATTGTTATTGATGGAGAGGTGGTAGATTTAATTACCACTACTAAAATGTTTATGGATAAAGGTTTGATTTCTTCAAAAAATGAGTGAGGATTTACAGATAAATAAAGGTGTGGAGCTGATGCTCAGGAGACAGAATAGGAGACCAAAAACAAGTGGTCTTAAAGTTAAGAACACATTCACCCTCCTGAGAAAAGTCTTTTCGTTTCGACTAGAGTTTACTTGGGAGGACAACAAGTAATCTAGGAGTAAGAAATGGACGCATCTTTAACGGTAGTATTGACATCGTTTATGATTCTAGGATCACTCGCACTCGGCACAACTATTGGTTGGATTGCCAACGATGTATTCGCAGTTTATTTACAAGCGCAGCAACCACAGGTCCAGATGCATCCAGAGATGTACGATGATGACGGCATAGTTATCAACGAAGAGTTGTATTCAGTTCGTTTCGTTGCTGATGAAGGTTACGATGATGATGATTACGACGACTAAATATCAACACATACCACTGAAGTGAAATGAAATTAAAGATCAACGAAGTGCTACAAAAAGTTAGTAATGCTAAAACAAAAGCAGAAAAAATAAAACTTCTGCAGACACATAATTCTCCTGCCCTCAGAGCAATTCTAATCGCAAACTTTAATGAAAGTATTGTAAGTGATATGCCTGAGGGTCCAGTACCTTATGCAGATGACAAGTATGAGGAGGCTGACAGAACTAATTTACAAGTTGAATATAAAAAATTGTATGTCTTTTTCAAGGGCGGAGCTCCGGCAATGTCTAGAATGAAAAAGGAATCAATGTTTATTCAAATGTTAGAATCTCTTAGTCCTGGAGAGGCAGAGGTAATTACTCTTGTGATGGATAAACAACTTGGTAAAAGGTGGAAGATTACTCAGCAATGTGTTGCTGAAGCATTCCCCCAAATTTTATGGAACAAACGTGCATGACATTTAATTCTGAACAGATCAAACGACTTGAGAACTATATGATTAAGATTATAGTTCAGAACACAACGCCAGAGGCAGCAAAGGACACGTCTCTACCCCGTGACAGTTACCTATTGACGCTTGACAACGGGGAGGAGCAGTGGTATGATGTAGTCCGTGGGTTGAAAGGAAACATCTTTGATGCCTACTACGATACCTTCGGACATTGCATTAAGTCAATGGAGTGGACGGACGGCAAGATACCTGCTAAATTGTGGAGTAACATGCAAGATGCCCCACCGGAGGCGAAGAAAAAAAATAAATAGTTATATCGTTCATCCAAAGGGACTTCATATCCCTGTGGACGCAAGTAAGTCGCGGAACGGAGCGTTCATCCCATGCTAGAGTTACTTCTATCAACTACACTTTCTTGTCAACAATCTGATGCTATCATGCTGAAGATTAAGTTGAATAGAGATCTACCTGAACACATTCGGATAGAGTTAGTAGAAACCGTAAAGGATTATACTAAAGAGTGTCAGTGGGACGCAAACGACTGAAGGAACGGGGAATAAACCACCCTAGTATTTCAGGAGACTAACAATGAACACACTTAACATGATCCGTAATCAGATTCAAAAAGCATCTGCATTACATGACGCACAGATTGCTATGACATCCTATCGTGGTGTCAAGTACGAGTGCAAGCAAGGTGCAGAAGAAATTCACGGCACCTTCTGCTATCGCGGTCATACTTACAACAAATGATATATTTGTTATAATATAGAACTAGAGGGGACACTCCCCTCTTTTTTTGTATAGATATAGTATTGTTGCGATAGATACTAGTGGATAGAAGAAACTTAAAAGAAATATTACATAGACTTAAAGAAGTCATTGAAGAACTAGAGGTGGAGATTTATTCTGACACGGATGCTTATCAACCATCCGGTTCTTACATTGGGGATGACGACGACGGATACCCTGATTGACAAACAGCACACATCGTGCTACACTATGAACATCCTGAATTGAATTACATGAGTACTGTAGTAGATTTCAAAGCTTATATTAAGCAAATTAAAAAAGCATTGAAGCAAGAACATCTTTATAATGATGAAGAGTTACACAAATTGAAGTCCGACCTTCGCAATCTCGAAAAAACAAATAAACTAATACGAGACAGGCAGAACAATGGTTTCGGTCAGTATCTCAACCTGCCTGATCCAGTTAAAGTAGAGTCCACTATCGCTTCCCAACCTGAGGAAGATGTGGTAGAATCTGTTGATGTTGAAGTTGTGGAGGACACCAATGAAGTGTGAAGTGATTGCTGTTAGTCAAGGTTATGGCAAACTAGAAGGTAAAAGTGGGCAGGAGATTATTTCTTACACTGCTAGGGTATCTAACCCAGGCAATCAGATGAACTTTGATACTGCTGCTGGTCTGCTTCGGTATTGTATTCGAGAGAAGCACTGGAGCATCTTCGAGCAAGCAGACATGACGATTGAGATTAACACTACCCGTGCTATCGCTCAGCAAATCCTACGTCACCGTTCGTTCTGCTATCAAGAATTTTCACAACGGTATGCTGCTACTGATGTTCTTGGTAAGATTGAACTACCAGAACTTCGTAGACAGGACACAAAGAATCGACAGAACTCTACTGATGATCTAGATGAGTTTGAGAAGCAGTCTTTGGAACTACAGATGCAAACTCTATTTGATTCTGCTGACGCATTGTATACTCAGATGATTGAGCGAGGTGTGGCAAAGGAGTGTGCTCGTAATGTGCTCCCCCTGTGTACCCCAACTCGTTTGTACATGAAAGGCAACTGTCGTTCGTGGATTCATTACATTGACCTTCGTGGTGGCAATGGCACACAGAAAGAACACAAGTTGATTGCTGATGAAGCAAAGAAACTATTCATCGAAGTATTCCCTGACGTAGCGGAGGCAATGGAATGGAACTAAGCAAACCCCTAACACTTGAAGAAGTACAAGAGGCAGCAGATATTTTCCTGCCTCTGTATGAGGAAGTTTATCAACGCTTGAGGTCTGTTCATCAGAATCCATCTCTTGAAGACACACTCAAGGTAATGGAACATGTTTGCAAGCTGGCACAACAACAGCGAGTACAAACTAAACTAGATAGATTTGGATTTAATAAGGAGAAAGAGAATGGCGACGTACCCAGTAGTTAATAGAGTTACTGGCGAGCAAAAGCAAGTCAGTATGAGTGTTCACGATTGGGACCAGTGGAAAGTAGATAATCCTGACTGGGATAGAGACTGGAGTGATCCATCTACTGTTCCTGGTTCAGCACAAGATGGCATTGGTGATTGGAGAGACAAGATGAAGAAAACTCATCCAGGTTTCCACGATATTATAAGAAACAAAATCGCAAAACACGCACCAAATAATACCACTATCACACAAAAGTACAACTAATATGCCAAGATCTAGAAAGTCGCGCAGCGCACAACAACCAAAGCAACCCAGTCGCAAGATGGTAAAGCGTAATAAAGGACGCAATTCAGAACATCTTGAGGCAATCATGCCAATGACACCAGCACAGGAGAGATTCTTTGGTGCATATGAAAGTGGCAAATGCATCTTTGCTTATGGTTGTGCTGGTACAGGTAAATCATTCCTTGCTCTTTACCTAGCACTCAAGGAAGTGTTCGATGAGTATTCTCCATCCGAGACAGTTTATATCGTTCGCTCACTTGTTCCTAGTAGAGAGATTGGATTCCTACCTGGCACCCATGATGATAAGGCAGAGCTCTATGAGATTCCTTACAAGAATATGGTGAGGAATATGTTTGACCTCTCAACTGACAGAGAGTATCAGACATTGTATGATGATCTCAAAGCACAGGAAACTATTTCATTCTGGAGCACCAGTTTCATTCGCGGCACGACACTAGACAATGCTATAGTTATTGTGGATGAATCACAGAACCTAAACTTCCACGAACTTGATAGTATTATCACTCGCGTGGGTCAAGACACAAAGATTATCTTTGCTGGTGATGTGCTACAATCTGACCTAGTGAGAGACAAGGAGAAGAATGGTATCCTCAGGTTCCAACAAATCCTTGACAACATGGAAGAGTTTGAACTGGTTGAGTTTGGTGTCGAAGACATCGTTCGTTCTGATCTAGTGAAGTCTTACATCCTTAATAAAATGTCCCTTGGAATTACCTAATGTTTAATCATGTAGAACTGGCGGAAGTATTTGAAGTCGAAGCAGTCACTGAGGATGGTACTAGACACTATCCCACACCCAAAGGTAACTATCCGTCAGTTACTACTGTGATTGGTAAGAACCCAGAGAAGATGGCAGGTATCATGCGCTGGCGTAAGCGTGTGGGTGAAGAGAAAGCAAACAAAGTATCCAAGAGAGCAACCTCTAGGGGCAATGACTTTCACTTGTTTGCAGAGCATTATCTGAAGAACAATCACCCCACTGATGAAGACTTGACTGCGGCACCATTACCTGCTATGATGTTCTCTGCTGCGGTGCCTATTCTTAATAACATAAATAATATTTACTTACAAGAGGCAGTTCTTTACTCTGACTTGCTAAAGATTGCAGGTCGTGTTGATTGTATCGCTGAATACAATGGAGTGCTGTCAATCATAGATTTCAAAACCTCTGCGGAGAGAAAGAGACGCAAGTACATTTACGATTACTTTGTCCAGGAACAAGCATACGCATGTATGTTTTATGAGATGTATGGACTAGCACCTAAGCAGCTAGTCACTATTATTGCTTGCGAAGATCTTGACATCCAAGTAGAGATTGAGAAACCTTGTAAAGAATATTATATTAAGTTACAAGAGTACATCGCACACTACTATAAAAACTATGCCGGAACAACTGGAGGATAAATTTATGAGCACTGCGAAATTTTCGCAGGATGTCGAGCACATCGTCCTACATAATGAGGACATGAATTATATTGATGCTGTTATTCATTACTGTGAACTGAATGAGATTGAATACGAAAGTGTATCTAAATTACTCTCCAAACCATTGAAGGAGAAACTAAAGATAGATGCACAACGTCTAAATTATATGAAGAGAACCAGTCGTAGCGCAAAATTAGTACTAACATGAGTGATTTTTTCCAATCAGAAATGGTGAGAGGTGACATCCAGGAGATGACCGACCTCCAGATGTATTGTGTGCGGGCATCAACTATGCTGCCCGCACTTTCTCCTATCAAACTGAATGAATATTATGATGTTCTCATCCAACTCATTGAGAAGCAGAAGACATTCTATTTCAGAATGAAACTGAGTGAAGATGAAGAAGCAAAGATGATGGTTGAGATGATGAAAGATTTCACCTATCAATTTGCTGGCACTGATGATGAAGGTAATCCCTCGGTTCCTGAGGGCACACCACTTGAAGAAGTGTTTGACACTCTAGTTGAAAGAGTGAAAGTACAAAAAGAATCCATTGCTCCCTATGTTGAGGAGCAGATCCGTCTCCAAGAAGACGACTAATCAACTGGCACAGACCCCCTTGTCCCAGGACTGTGCCTGTGTTATCATGTATAAGTGCGGGACAAACAACGTACAACTAAGTAAAACAACCAAGTAACTATGTCATTTTCAGACCTTAAGCGTAGCTCCACTGCCACTGACTTCGACTTCCTTCAGAAGGAACTTGAGTCTAAAGATGGTGGAGGTAATGGTTATCCTGAGTTTAAACCA